GGGGTCTTGGCTATCAAGGTCAAATAAGCCCTTGCATTAAAGCGTCAATTTCAAATTGAGTCCTCAATGGTACTCTCAGGGGGCCTTTGGGACTACCCTTGCCGGATGGGGCCTGGGAGCGTAAATGCGCCATCCCTATTCCGCGTACTCGTGGTACTCATGGGCTAAGAGCTTGAGCTAGCACAACATCTGCTTCATCACTGTCCTCATCAGCGAACCATCCATCTATCCCTATAGGACGCCTCTGCGTAGCTGCTTCCCATGGTAGCTCTGATCTAGTGGCCCATAGAGAAACGCCGCCAGCAGCAAGGGGCGTACCACGGGCATAGGCTCGCCTCTTACACTCTTCCAATCCTGGGTTCAGCAACACCACCTCACCACCAAGCTTACGCTGCCACCAGTCACGTTCCTTAGGTGCTGGAGCACTAACGATGAACCAAGCGCATCCGGTTTCACGCGCCGATAAGTGCGCCAACATCATGTTGCGAATCTTGATCGCTCTACGCAAAAGCTTGCTGTTGGTGCGTTCTGCCCAACTACGAAAAGCCGGATTTAATTTTCTTTGGATCGTATCGAGATCAATCACGATGTCGCCTTCTCGCACCATGCGCTGAACATAAGTAGATTTTCCAGCACAAGGCGGTCCGCAAACAATGGTCAGCGGGATTCTAGACTTCTTCAACCAACTTGGATGCGTTTCCACTCAGTGGTCCTACCAGAAGCGATGGCGGCGTCGGCATCAAAACATTATTCGGTCGCCATAGATGCAGACAAAACGGATGGCAATTCACATATTCCGATTTTGCCGGATGATATTGCACCACGGTCTCTTCGTCTTTCCAAAACAAATCTTTTACCCAGCACATTTCAAACCAATTTGGAGTGCGGTGCTCACAAGTGACGCTGACGTGCTCCCAGCCAAATTCATCGTTTGTGCCGCTCGATATGATCTTAAGCGCTGTGCCTTTGGGACCCATCACCACGAACGCGCCCATCAAACCATCACTGGAGCGACTGGCCATAGTGCCAGACCGGACGCGGCCTGATTCCAACCTTGAGTCTATTGCTGTTGTTTTCATTGTACTGGATCAACCAGTGGTCTGGCGTTCTCGATCACCTCTATCGTCGGTACGTTGAGATCATCGTAGCTTTTGATGATCGCCTTGAGGGCCGCGAGCAGCCGTTCGTTCTCAGTTTTCTCGTCACGCCATCGGCCTTCCCAATAGCGGTTCGCTCCAACCCCACGCAGAAGCGCTTCCAGTCGCTCAATCTCGTCGGCGGCCTCGTCCAACAATTTACTGTTGGTGAAGTCTGGGACGCCACAGGTGGCGGTGTAGCGCAGCCGCTCAACGATGTCGGTCACGCCCTACCTGACCTCTCGCTCTCCGGTGCGCCGTGCGGCTCATTCCAATCCGGCTCGATGCCAACGGTCGCCTTGATCGCATCGCCCATTGCTGCCTTCATCAAATCGAGGAAGGCTTGTTTGTGATCCTTGTTTTCTGCGATGCCCATCAGGATCATGCCTATCTTGTCGGCCCCTTCCATCGTGTCGGCCTTGGCGATGTAGGCAACCCACCACGCGCCCTCGACGCGCATCGCTAGACGGACAGGCATTTTGACTTTGTTAGTCATGGCGCAAGTTCCTTCAAGCGTGTGATTTCGGCGAGATATATTTCGATGCTTCTGCGCAGCCGCTCGATCTCGTCGGCGGCCTCAGTCACTAATCGATCATCATAACGCTGTGTCGCGAACACGCGCAGCCGCTCAACGATGTCGGTCATGTTGGCCGCCCATCGTTCACTATCGTTGTCCCGGCGGACCCCTTTGGCAGTTCCTCGCCATTGGCTGCCGTGTAGGTGGCAAACGCAGTTCGCAGTCCCTTGTTTTCCTCGCGCAATCGCTCGATCTCATCGGCGGCCTCGTGTATTTTCATCTTGTAGCGGTATTTCAAGAGTAGGGCGACTGCATCCCTGACATGATCCGCAATGATTTGATCGTCGCTAGGGGCAAGCTGGATGGCTGCGGCTGTCAGATGGCCAATTGCCTCGTCCAGAAGATCAAATTGCTCTTCGCGCAGCCGCTCATTTGCGATGTCGGTCATGTTTTTCTCCTGTGGAGTGGCGGCCACACCCTGATCCAGGGTTACCCGTGGATCACTCCCTCCACGGCGGAAGGGAGCCTGAACGTGATGTGGCCGCCACAGCCGTCACACGCTTCTTCTATTTTGACAACTGAGTTAGCCATTCAGTACGTTTGGGAAAGTGCTTGCCGCGCTTGAACCAGAACCATCCGTAATCCGTTACGTTATTAACGTGCGTCTTTCCGCCATTCGGCAATTCCCATTTTGGCCGCAACGGTAGCACTAACAACTGATGTAGTATGCCCGCTGTCCAAAATTTAGTGCGGCCAGCCGTTGCCATCCAGTTAAGGCTTTGGAGAATAAAAACGTCCCGACATTGCAATGCGAAGGCGTGTTCGACAAAAGCAGTGGCGAGCGTAAACGGCGGATTTGTAATCAAGACGGGAAACTCAGTAGATATATTCAATTCCAAAAAGTCGATATTGTATTTTTGACATGACGATAGGACAGGGTTGCTGTTCCATGTAGCAACCGCATCCGGCCAAATATCATTCAATAGGTGGTCGTTACTATTCCCGCGCAAGATGATTTCATAAACCATCCTGCCGTCACCAGCGGATGGGTCTAATACGGGGCTATCCAAAAATACGGACGGCAACTTATCCAACAGTGGTATGAACCCGTTGCGCGGTGTTAGAAATACCTCAAACGCCCGTTGTTGGCTGCGAATGTTATGCGTGACTAAGGCCGTCACAGTGGCGCGGCCTTCGGTTGGATAATAGTCCGCTTCAGCATCTCGATGGCGTGAATAGCCTCGCCACCACACACCGGACACGGCAACAAAATTGGGTCATGTTGGCGCTCGCCGCGCAGCCGCTCGATCTCGTCGGCGGCCTCTCGGAACATGGCGATGAAGTCGCATTCGCCACCATCGTCACGCACAACCTCAGCATGAGTAGTACGCAGCCGTTCAACGATGTCGGTCATTTATTCACACCTTGTTCGCTGGATGATCCGGATCGACTGGCCAACCATTCATTCCGATCTCACGACTATAGCCGTGGATTTCTTCTTGTCGCTTAGTCGATGAATGACAGGAAGAGCATAACGACTGCAAATCACCCCACCAGAACATTTCGTAATTGTTTTTGTGCGGAATCACATGATCGGCCACCTCAGCCGGTGTTACCCTGCCACGCTTGAGACATATCGCACATAGTGGATGGTCGTGAAGCTGCTGCTGCGAGCGCTTTGTCCACCGATGCAGATCGTACCAGCGATTATGTTGGCGTTTTTCCATGATCAACCGTTGCAGCTTTTACGGCCCACATCGCCGCGATCTCGTACTGCGTCATCGCCAACGACCACAAGCGACCCTCTTCAGGATCGTCGTGCTTATCGTTTTCACTGTTGCATATATCAATCAGATCGGCGGTATAGCGTTTGATCTTATCAACCAGATTTTCGCCGCTTGGATTGAAGCTCTCGCGTACACGTTCTGCACCTAAGCTCACTGCAACCTCCATTGCACTATCACGAAATGTGTCAAGGATTCTATTGACGCTGTCGTACCAGAATCGAGCTAACCCATTGATCGTATCTCAGGTTGTAGGTCGTTGCGACCAGCAAATGCGAAATTGTTTTTTCCGAAAAGTTCGGATTCCGCTTGTCGGATCAAATATCGAAACACCGAAAAACATCCACACGTAGCACGTGTACAGGAAACTTGCTATGCTCTCTCTGTCAGTCGGGATAGTCCCGCATTGATGCGATCACGTTGATCGGGTTCTTTGACAAGTGAAGATGGAAAGGAAAACGCAAATGCCAAAAGCATTTCGCGAAGGCGATATCGTGCGACTCGTGCAACACGGCGGGTCACTCACTGAGGCTCGCTACGTGTACGTCGCCACCGACCCGAATCCAAACTACTGCTGGATACGGGAGCCGGGCATGGCACCGAACGGCAAGCTCTACGCCGTCCAGCGCTGGATGCCCGCGATGCTCGCACCATGTCCTGATGAGGCTCGCCTCGATCAGAAGGTGCAAGACATCAGGGACGGCAAGCACAAGGAAGGTCCCACGCTACTTGCACAATTATTGCCTCGCGTAGGTAAATAAAAATACGGCCCGGAGTTATGAGGACTCCGGGCCGAGTTCACCTGAAAACAGAGACACATCATGACGAAGCAAGACACTACCACCAAGCTCGCCGCCACGGAAGCCAGACTGAAGCACACGGAAACCCAACTGAAGCGTTGGCAGACAAGACTCAAACGAGCAGCGAACAAGGTCTTTCATCTGGATAACCAGCGTAGGCGCTATTCGCTGATGCTGGCAATACCAAACATCCCGATTGAGAAGATCAAGATCGACGGCTTTTCCGCAACCGATATATCAAGGACCAGCCTCGATATCCCGGCGGGACCGATCCCAGATATCGTGGTCGAGAACGTCAAAGCTGGGCTAGCCCTCAAGGAGGAAAAGCCAGTGCCATCCTTCCTCGACCGATCCGACCCGCACGTTGCAGCCAAGATGACAGCGGCCCGCAAGAAGGCCGAAGCCGAGGAAAGGCGGAAGATGCCGTTAACTGGCCGTGACGCCTTGAAAAAGATCAGGGAGAAGAAGTAGCCTAACATCTCTCAGCCTCACGCTGAGAGGGAACTACTAGGGATCGCACTTGTTGTGCGGTCCCTTTTTTATTATCGTGCCGTCCGTTCGCTGGTGCCGCTTAGCGCGGTAAGTGTGCGCGGGGATCGTCCTCAACCATCCTCTGCGCCCTCTTTCCATCCCGGCGGACATCGCCGCCGCCTGACCCTCAAAACGCTCAGGTGGCGGCTTTTTATTTATGCCAACGCCGCAGGCGGATTACGGCCCGCACCACCATCACGATCAAGGGCTTCAACAACCACACCAGCCCAACCAACCAGAACAGCACAAACAAATTGAACACGTAGTAAAGCCGACGCGCCTGACAATAGGCGAACCACGTCACCATCACTCAGGCGATCTTTGCTGGGCCGCCTCACGTCGCTTGCCCTTGGCGTAGGCGATCATCTGGCTCTTGATCCACTGACGCACTTGCATTGTGGGAGGCCGTGGCGCAACACCGGCAATACTTGGATCAGGCCATACCTCGAACTTCGCGCGATATTTCTGCGAGGCCCAGTGCGGTGAGTAGCTCTTTTCGATTCCGTAGAACTTCAGCCCAGAGAGAAAAACAGCTTTCTCGTCCATGGTGAACTTGGCGGCCTTCATAGGCTTGACCTTTGCTCCCGGCACGATCTCAAACAATTCACCATCACGCTCAACCAACCCGCTCACTGATGGCGTCAACGTGTGCCCGCAGTTCTGGCACTTGCCGTCAATGCGCTTCAACATGCACTCGCATTGCGGACAGGGCCGAGGCAGCGGCTTACGCAGCAACGGTTTCTCTTTCGGCTTACCCATATCGAGGTGATCGTGGATGATGTCAGTGACGAAGCCCAAACGCTCCGTGGTGTCGCTGTGATCGAGGATGATGGCGTAGTCCTTGCCCGGCGCATTGCGTAACGCTCGACCGACGATTTGCACATACAACATTTCGCTTTGCGTTGGCCTCGCCAGCACCAAGCACCGCACATCATAGTCAACGCCGATGGTCAGCGTACCGACGTTGGCAATGGCTTGGATTTCGCCAGCATGAAACTGCCGCTTGATTTCCCGCCGCGCCAATGTGGTGGTTCGCGCATCTTGATAGGCGCATTTGATTCCAGCTTCGTTGAAACGCGCTTGCAGCGCCTGAGCGTGGGCGCAGTCAACGCCAAATATGAAAGTCTTGTCTTTGCCCCATCGCTCTTTCCATGTCTTGACGATATCGGCCACCAACGAACCACGCTGCATCGCCGCAGATAATTCACCCTCATGGTAGTCGCCTAGCACTGTCCGTACCCCAGTCAGATCGGGATGGCCGGTGGCGAACACCCTGAACTTGGACAACAGTCCCTTGTCGATTAGCTCCTGCGTGGTAGCAGCAACCAGCAAGCTGTCGAAGAACTTGCCCAGCCCCTTTGTCCATGGCGTGGCGCTTAACCCGATGAACGGCACACGCTGCCACTCAGGGTCCTTGAGCCACTTCTTGTGAAACTGGTGCAGCACATGGCACTCATCAATGATAACGGTTTTGCACTCCGGATATTTCTCCCGGCTCTGCAATGTCTGAACGCTGCACAACTGAACCGGCTTCGACCAGTCGGTCAGACGATGGTCGGCTTGGATCACGCCGATGTCGGTGATTCCCTCTTTGGCAAATGTGTCTAGCGTCTGGTCGATCAGTGATATCTGACTGACGACAAACGCCAGCCGGTTGTTCTTGCGCTGAGCGCCCTTGATGATCTCAGCGCCGATCTTGGTTTTGCCAGCACCAGTCGGAGCTTGCAGCACCATCCGGTAAACACCCTGCGCCACTGATTGCCGAAGCGCGGCGAGCGATTCGTTCTGGTGGTCCCATAATTCCTCCATGGTCAATGTATCCTCCACTCGTCCTGATCTGTCCGCACGGTGCCCTTTGGATAGACCCAACCGAAACCAAAGCACCACGGACACTCATCAAGGCAGTCACCACAACCACTGCGGTCGATACAGGATTCGTCGTAACAGATTGCTCTCTCGCCGGTACCGCCACAGTGTTTACACTTGGTGGGATTGTGCTGCATCACGACTCGTCCTCCAGACAACGCAGCTTCGGCAATGTGACTGGCCTTTTGGATGGAGCGAACGGCGCGATTGCGCGTTTGGATTTGCTGTACCGAGGAACAATATTCGGTGCCTCATGCGCCTTCTTGATCGCGTTCGTCAGCCTTAAATTTTCCGGCAAGCGTGGTCGCGTTCTCATCACTCGTCCTCATCCTGATTCTCAAATTCAAATTGCCGCTGGCGACGATCTTGATCCTCGCTGTAGTCCTTCCAGATGGCCTCCATGATATCGATCCAGTGCTCAGCTTCGTCTTGCGTGATGCGTCCGTCCGCCACCATGCGTGGATACACCTTGCGGCGCATGTGAAGCTCACGCGCGATCTCCGTCCGCTTTTGCAAGTCCGTGTATCCCATTAGGCGCTCCCTTCTTCCAGACAATGATGCCGCTTGATCTCACCAGCCAGCGGATGCTTGCAACCAAGCATCGTCATGATAACGCGACCGGCCTCACGATGAATCTGCACCACCGGACAATCAATCCGATGCGCGATCACGCCACCAGCGCGATCATCATCCTCAGTCAACGCTATGTCGTTTGTCACACCACTCTCTCGGAGGTTAAAAACGTCTTCGCGATATCACCAACGCCGTCCGGCATTTTCCCCAGCAAATACATCAGACCCTGATCATGAAGCATCTGCACCGCTAATTCTGGGCCGATCATCCTCGACTTGAGGGCCTGACCGATTTCGGTCAACTCGCCCTCCATCAGCTTGCACCTGATGGTCGCCGTGCGTAACGCCGCCAGCATAAACTCCCGGTGCCGCCAGTCGTCGCTCATCCGCTTCTCCTCACCTCGTAGTCCTTCAGCAGCGCCTTGAGCGTTGCTGCGGCTTGCAGCGCGGCAAGATTCTCAGCGTAACCCAGATGTCCATGCCTGCCGGTCGATGGATCGCCGTAGTGCCAGTGGATGAACTCGGTCAGCAGTCCGACTAGCTCCTTGCGTTTCCGTTTCTTCATAACTTTTTCCGTCCCACTCTTTGCAGCCATTCCTTTTCGGCCTGACGCGCCCTCGCGTCGAGGCTATCGCGTGGCGCATTGGCGACGACGCGCCCGCTATCCAACACTGTACCCGGCCTGTATTTTTCCTCGATCTCTTTCGGCTTTTTGGCCTTCCTCCAATCCATTTTTTTCATGCCGCCCTCACATCGCTCCAGACAAACCTTCCCCTTTCCTTCCCCTGAGACTGTCTACGGGTACAGTCTTGGAGAAGTCCCTTCAGGGGGTTTAAACCGGGCGCGAAATGGGGACAAAGCGCGTGGCCACGCAGCCACTTTCCCTCCGGTGGGGGAGCACGTTTGACCACTGGCTTCTATGGGGCGGGACCACCGTGCGACACCCAACAGCCTAGCCGTCAACCGACCGGACCTGTTGTGTGTGCTTTGTGCTTGATGTAAAACGCGAGCGTTGTTAGTTTTCGCGTCTACATCCGGCTCTTCGCATGCACGAAGGTTCGGATTTTCCAAGCCTTCGGGCTAACACGAAGGTCTGGATTAGAGGGGATGGTTCGCTGGCCGCGACCATCCCTTCGTCTTTTCAAGCTACGCTTGCCCGTCACGATTCTGCAATACACCCGTCAAAATTATTTTAGGTCAGCGTTGTTGTCGTGGCCGGTGCTCGCCGCAAAACCACAAGCCTTCCTTACCTTTCAGTAGCGAAACGCCGTAGCCGAACGATCCCCACTGCCCACAGGCGCACCAATGCTCAAAAGGGCGGCGGCTGCAACGCTTCCCCTTCGGTTGTCGCCTGACCACTTTGCTGCGGCAGATCACCAAGTCGGTCTTGCGGGACCCACCACGCATCTTGTTCCCAGAACTCGTCCATCTTCCCAGCCTTGCAATTGATCGTGCCAACCAAAATAAATATCGGCGCTTTGGTTATGACTAAGATAAAATCATCCTCATCCTTATCATCGGGCCTAATTATCATCCGACCATTTGCTCTGGTCGTTGATCTAACCTGATATCCATCGACATCAGCCGCCTTGAAGCTGTTGATGAGTGGAACGCAAAACACATTTAGATATTTGGCCAGCGCCATCTCAGCGGCGGCCCCGTCGATATCTGCTGACCAATCTGATGGCCCGAGATTGCGATCAGCGCGTTTGTTTTGTAGTGACGAAACACGTCGCAACACACCAATCGTTCCGGCTGCTACAAGCTCGTTTGATGTCAGCGGTATGGATATGTTTTTCACGCAACCTCTTCCTCTTCGGCTCTAGCTCGCCGCGTGTTGATTTTTTATCTCCTGCGTCTATCAATGATCTTCGACCACTGCTGTAAAAAATCAAAAACCTTTTCACAGTCCACTGACTGATGATCGATCTTTGCAACAGTACCTATGTCCTTTGTCATACTACCGCCAAAGCGAAGCATAAGCGGATATATCAATTCCGATCTTGTTTCGACAGTCCACGATGTTGGAATCAATTTTCCCCAGATGCAGATCAACGTCACTCGTCGCGTGGAGACTAAGCTTTGCAACGCTTGCATTTGACCAGAGGGAATCTGTTTACCCTCGTTCTTACTTTCCATAATTAGATGTTGCCATCGAATCTCGACGTTGGCGTCAATATCCATCGGAGTTATGTCGCGCGGAAAACAACTCTTGCCATCAAGTACGGTGAAAGCACCCCAGTCAAAAACGCCATCTGCGTTGCACGGATTCGATTGTCTGAAAGTGCCAGGATAGAGCACCGTCTTCGGTAGATCGGTCACTCCGCTGCCTCCTTCGTCACCTCAGCCTCATCACCCCACGCCTGCCAGCCTTCACTACCACCACGCGCAAACAATTCCAGATATGGGCCAATGAAAAGCTTCTCGATACGCTTGCGGGCCTCCTCTGGCTTCTCGCTGTGCTTACCGACAGGCGACATGATGACCTGATGCACGTCCTTCGCCATGCGCTCTGGCTTGCCAATGGTGGCGAGTAAACAAAATTCGGTATTGGATCGAGTCCAATATCCCATGCCAGTAAAGAGTCCTTCGCCGTTGCGATTCTGTTTTACCCAAACGAAGCCAGCGGTCTTGTACTCAAATCCCCACGCCTTGATGACATCGAGCGCTCCCTGCAACTCAGGCCATACGCCCCAGAAAAACATCACACAGTTTTTTGTAGCAAGCTGGTTGACCGGCATTGCTTTGATCTGATCGAGCGTCATCACCCGATAGTGCCGCTCCGGGCTACGCTCCTTCCCTCTGTCGCTGTAGGTGTTAAATGTCCACGGCGCATCGACATAGATAACCGGAAATTTGGTACCAGCCTTGATGAGATCGGCGAGCTTGACCATCGGTGAGCCGCGCTCAGCGCGGGCCTGATACTCTTTCCGCTTCTCCACGAGGGAATCGTTTTTTAACTCGTGCAAAATGCCGAGTACGGTCGCATCCTTGCCAGCGGCCCACAATTCGTAGGCAAGCTCTAAGACCCGTTCCTTATCTTGACCGGCCAGCTTCAAAATACGGCTGCGGCTGGTGCCGGGGATACCGATGGCACCTCGGCCACTGCTTTTACCAGCACTGGTAAATGCAGTCCTTGTCCCCTTAACACCGCCCGGCCCGCGCTCCTTCGGCACTCCAGTCTGAATTTCCTTGCCAATGCGCCAATTGGCGATAATGACGACTTTCTCAGACTTCTGCTTAACCTCAACAACCCGGCCCAGCAGAACCTTTAGTGCTAGTGCCTCGCGGATAATCCCCTGAAGAGCAGCGTAGGTCTTTGCCGAATCAATCTGACGCTCCAGCGCGTCCAATATAGCCAACGCCTCTTTAATTGTTGGGACAGCCTTAGCGACAGCGTTGCGATGAAACCGATCAAGCTGATTGAGTGCTCGCTGCTTCAAAGCCTCACGCTTCTTGGCATCCTTAGGCTTTGACAGCTTCGCCATTTATCCCCTCCGAACGGTTACCCCAGCCTTGCCGAATCGATCCGAGATGCTATCGAACTCACTCTGCTGTTGTTCAGCAAGCTGTTCTGCGGTGATGGGCATTTCAGGAACGTGTGGCATTGACGCGACCAGCACCAAGGCATCGCCGCGCTTCTCGAAGATTAAACCGCTGCGGGGAACGGCCCAAGTGCCGCCGGGCGCTAGGTTGTGGAAAAGATCGCGGCTCCACTCAACTTGCCAGCGCTCTATTTCCAGCCACGCTTCGCTTGTCATTGTCGGTAAGCTCCGATGCCGTTCTTGATGTAACTCTTTAGCTTTTCGGCAAATTGCTGTTCGTCCAAGTATTTATTTTGCGGAAAACGCCCGCGCTTCTTTATCGCCTCCACGCCGACTGGCATCTCAGCGAGCATGAGATGGTCGCGACCGGGCACCGTTATGCTGACGTTGTAGTTGGCCCAGCTAAATTGTTTCAGCCCACGGAAGTGCATCGGCACAACGCTACCGTCCTTGCGCGTATGTGGGCGCACGGAATGGAAGATCGGCTTTGTTGCTCCGTCCGTCGTCAGATGGACATCGCGGTCACGGAAGAAGTACGCCATGCGTCGAGGGTCAACGCCGAAAGCTGCAACCATGTCGCCCTTCGAGACTTCAACACGGCACATTGAGTATGAGCTTTGCTCCATCATCTTCGCCATGTCGCAAAACTGGCGGGCAAGGACGAGTTGCGGCGTGTACCCCAGCCTTCGATCTTCAGCATCAAGATCGACCTGATGATCGAGAACCCAATGTCCCTCCGGGTGGTAGCTGTCGCCGTTCTTTCGCGTCTTGAGAACGCGCATGGTGCTGCCGTCATCGGAAACCCAAATGTAGAACTCTTGAGGCACTCCCCACTTGCGTCGTTTGAATTTCGGATCGTGCGGGCGATCCCAGTAGCGCGTCATCTGATAGACATGACCGCCGCGCACCGGCTGGACATACCATGGCACCTTTGAGAATTTCTGCATGTGCATAAACTTGACGATCCACAAAACCTTTTTACCCACGGCTGTTGTGTTTGACAGTTCCTGCGCTTCGTCAAGCGGGTTGGTTCCTATTGTGACGCAGCCAAACGCTGGCCAGTGTTGTTTGAACCAAGGCGGCAACGCAATCGCAGCTTTGTATTTCTCGACGGGGTCGCGATCATTGTCCTTGTTGTGAAGCCGGTTTGAGAACGATGCGATGTAGGGGACAAGCGTTGCGCCGATCTTGCAGCACATGATGTACGCAGCGAAGTCGTGCTTACGCATCCGCTCAAGATAGACCCAGTACCGATCTAGCTGATCGAGGATCGAATCCCGAAAATTAAATTGGCCATATAGCTCCTCTTCAAGAAACAGCACCTTGCCTTTGCCGTCTCCCTCCATCCACTCGTCGGCCATGTAGACGTTGGCATCTTTAACTTTATCATCGACCGCATCGCCAACCGGGATCGGCTCTTCGTCCGCTGGCAACGGCTTGGGCGGATGTGGCACACGCTCGCGCTTGGGCCGCTCGCCTTTTGGCTTGACGAATTTGTCGTGGCGCAGTCGAGCAAGCTCAAGAGCGCGTAGTTTCTTGTCACGGCTCTCGCGCCTGGAAATAGGCGGCACTACTGGTGTGGGGAGCGGCGGCTCAGGCACCGATGGCGGCGTAGGGGCTGGAGCACTGCGCCACAGCTTGCGCCAGAGGTGACGGATACGATCTCGCCATCCGTTCGTCAGGCGAGAAACTGGGGCGATAGAAAACACACCTCACCTCCTGCGCTTTGCCGCGCGCTTGCCGTAAAGATCGGGCCGCAGCCGGGTCCGGGGGATACCCGTTGCTTGCTCAACATCAATGACCCGTTCAGCGGGAATCCGGCCCTTCCATTGGTAAACCGCAGAGCGAGAAAGCCCGATAGCTTGGGCAAAAGCGCTCATGCTGCCGCAGCGCTGCGCCGCCTCCCGCAAGATCGGTATCATCACGTCAACCTCCCTGTCCTATAGTGCAGAAACCTTGACACATAGCTAGCACCAACCTAGGTTTGGGACAATAACCGAGTGAAATCTGAACCACAAAAACAGAGGATTTTCTAAATGACTGAAGTGATCAAGCATCCCCGCGCTTTGGCCATCGCCCAGAAGGCTGAGAGCGCCCTGTGGGACATGGGCGATTACCTGATCGAGGTCGCCGGTAAATGGCGCGGCCAAAACGGCGAGCGGGACGGTTCGATGACCAAGATCGAAGAGGTGTCTGCCGAGTTGGCCGCGAACGGCTATCCCGACTACAGCGTGAACTTCATGTTGCAGTTGCGTCAGACGGCAACAACCTTCGCTACCTCCGACCGGGTCAGAGGTGTGTCGTGGACCGCCCACTATGAAGCCGGAACGCCCAAGATGTTGCAGGCAGTGATCGATGCCGCAGAGGCGCAAGGCCGCAAGATCGGTGGGCGCAAGGCGGGCGAAGGCATCTCCAAGCGGTTCGTTCTGCAAGTCATCAGTGGACTGGATGCCGACTGGAAGGCCAAGCGCAAGGGTGCGGAAGCTAGGGCACGTCGGCTGGCCGACAAGGCGGAAGAAGCCCGTGACAAGGCCGCTCGCGAGAAGAAGGAAGCCAAAGACGAGGCCGCCCGTGCCGCAGCCGAGAAGCGCGAAGAGACAGCAACGCGGGTTGCAGAGCGCAACAAGGAACGCGCCCGCAAGCTGAAGAGCGCACCGAAGCCGGATCGTTCCAAGCGCAAGGTGCCGACTGCGGCAGACGTTCCGTTGGTGGTCGCGAAGGCAAAGTTCTCGGCGGATACCACCGGCTTACTGGCGCAGATCAAGCGCATGGATAAGGAGATCGCCCCGCACATTGACGACCTGTCGAAGGCATTTCTCGTCGGCAGCATCGAGGAGCTTCTTGAGATTGCGGAGCTTTGCCGCAAGCTGGTTGACAAGCTCAATCGCAACCAGACGAACAAGCGCTCGCATCTTCATGCGGTCGCTTGAGGTATTGAGCAAAACGGAGGGTGTTGCGTAACATGCCAACCATGAGGGACAGGATCATCGAGGCGATCTTCGATGCTCTTCCCGCAAACAACTACGACGAGATCGCCAACAAGGTGAGCCGCATCAGGCGTCATCCTGTCAGTAAGGGTATGATCAATAACTCACTCGCGTATTTGCGAGCGAACTCGGCTGAATACGGATGGACTGTGCCGCATGTACAGCGCGGCACAGGAGAGGGCGAGCGGTACATCGCTATGTTGGTAGATCGTGACGGTCACTACGAGTTGGACTCAAATCCAGAGGCCCTTCTCCATATCAAGGAGGGCGGCGTTGGCACGTTGAGGCAGATCGCCACGATGATGAAGAACCAGACCGCCGCTTTCAAAATCGCTGTGACGCATACCCGCAAGATCAACACGCGGGCGCATCTCAACGATCTCGCTGATGATTTTGTTTACATCGCTCGCAAGGCAGCGGCAGCGGTGCGCGAAATGGAAGACGACGCCGCTGCTTAGGCGTGAAGTATAGCAAGGAGGGCGGGTAATCCTAATGCAGCCGTGGTGACAACGGGCAAACGTGAAGTACAAGGCGAGGTTCCGGTCGCCCTCCGCACGTCGCCCCTGTGACGTGTCTCATATGTGCCGGTGAAACTTCGCAAGTCACCAACTAACCTGTGCCGTCCAGAAAATTTGGGTGGTAAAATAATGCCGGATGAGGTCTGTTCTTCCGGTCATGACAAACTCAAAAGGATCGATCCTATGAAGAAAGTCTTGCTGGCAGCTATTGCTGTGCTCGCGCTTGCCAGCGGCGCGAAGGCTGACATCCTGCTTGGAGGCCAGAACTGGTCCTTCAACGGTGTGGATACCCTGCAACTGACCCCGGTCGTTCCCGGTGGCAACCAGCCGCAGAACGTGCAGTGCATTATCTGCGGCGAGAACCAGCCGCAGCAATCGTCAACTTTCGGATACACTGATTATCACAACGCGGGCAATCAGTCCTCCGAAGTCTACTTCTCGACTAACGTGTCCGGTGGTGCGAACCCCGGCACCAACACCATCGGCACTGGCTACGACGGTACCTTCTTGCGGAACTATCTGATCGCAAGCGGCGACCCGACGTTGCACTTCACCATCGGCATCGACGCCAATGATACCAACGTGGCACAGACGCTGAACTCGTTCTTCCTGCTGAACCTGACGACACACACCGTGTTGGCGGCGTTCATCAACGGGACGGACGGCAACATCGCGTCGGCGCACAACGGTACGGGATTTCCTGACTACACTCTCGGTGACTTCAACATCACCGTGGGCCAGGACATCCATGTGGGCGATCAATTGATCTTCTTCGCCAACATCCAAGGCTCGAATGACGGTCCTGACTCGTTCTTCATCCAGCCGACTGCTGCTGTCCCCGGTCCGATTGCCGGTGCTGGCATCCCCGGTCTGGTTGCTGCGTGTGGCGCGTTGTTTGGACTTCATCGTCGTCGTCGTAATAAGATGATGGCCTAAGCCTCGTGGGATAAAGCCCGGACGACGAGGTGGAGAGAGGACCGCAGGACGATGGAGATCGGGCTGCGGTCCTTTTTATTACTCGCTGGTCGAACCGTGCATGTTATTAACAGCGTCGTCTGGGATGAGGACGGTAACGAAGTCGCGAGAAGGTCTTATGTTTATCAAAATCCTCATCTCAACAATGATTCTGGCCATGGTCAGCACCGCATCGGCACAGATGTGGAGTAACCCGCCCAAGGTTCTTACAATCACCGACAACGCCACTGGCGAGAAGATCGGCACCGCGACGATCTCCGGGGACCGGGTCTACATGCGTAATCGGCACGGCGAACTTTACGCCACGGTCATCCGGGAGCAAGATGGCACACGAAAATGGTTTGACCCGAATGGTAAACCCATCGACCCGGCCACCACGGTGCTGCCGCTGGAGTAGGGCCGCTACTTTCGCCGCCATTGCTCTCGCCCCGACCGCAGCCGGGGCACAGCAAACGCCGCCGTACTGTCAGGGCCAGAACTATGCGCTGCAATTCACCCCATCAGGCTGGCTCTGCGCTGCCATCGCTGGCGTAGTTGGCCCGCAAGGGCCTCAGGGCGTCCCCGGCCCACAAGGCGCACCGGGGCCGCAAGGCCCGGCGTGGTCGCTGCCGCCGTCCCCACCAAATGACCAGTGCATCACCGCGAAGTGGGACGGCAGCGCGTGGGTCTGCGTTCCGACGACGTATCTGAATGCTCAATAGGGGTGGGGGGAAATGATCCGCGAGTTGGAATTTGCCAAGCGCGTCACGGCTTGTCGCCAGAAGCTCAACCTTGGGCAAACCATCTGCGCCCAGATGGTGGGCGTCAGCCGCCAGCAGATGAACAACTGGGAAATGGGCATCTGCAAGCCGAAGGGCGAGCGCATGGATCGGCTCGCGGTCGTGTTGCAGTGCGACATCACGTGGCTGCAACACGGTGAAAGATCGGAAATAGAGCAACGTCTTGAAAACGTTATGATGTTGATGCGGGTCGTAGTGCGCGACCTCAATCACATCCACAAGGCGCTGGGCCAGCCAGCCCCGGATGTTTCACGGGAAACACAAACACTCAGCCCGCAGCAAACAGCGGCGTGGACAGGTGAGCCGTCCGTGGGTTGAGCAAAGCGGACTGGTAGAGGAAGCCGATAATCGCGTCAGCTTCATTGTCATTGTTTGGCGCGTACCGCAGCATCCGGCAGAACGCCATCACGGCCTTCTTGGCCTCGCCGCGCTTGAACCGGCCCCGGCCCATGACCGCCTGACGCGCTGTTTGGACTGGCCAGCTACCCACGCCTACCCCGTTACGCGCCGCCGCTTGTTCAGCCACGGCTGCAAGGCTGCGGAGCATCTGGATCGTGGCCTCGGACGCGCCAATGGTCATCAATACGGCCAAGGGCAAGGGAGCCTCGTAGTAGATCATGTGGGGCTGATAGTCGGCGATGTGCCTATCGAGCATCTGGTCGAGCAGCACCAGCCGGTCGGGCCGGGCCTCGGCCTCGCTCAAGTCCCACGTCTCCAGAGTCGGCTTCGCCGTCCCCGCCAGACCGTGCGCTGCGCCGGTTTTAGTCGCGAGGTCGAGACAGGTGATGTACGGGGAACCCCCCATCAAGCGTCCGGTGCGTTTTCCACTCATCGAAGGTGTCAGGTAGCCCCGCGAGCAATTTAAGCGACGTGGCCTCGCTGACTCCCTTCTCGCGCATACATCTAGCGAGGATGTCCCTAGTCGAACGGACGAATGAAAGAGGTGCCCACCCAGAGGCCGAGTGAGGCCGCCGCCGCATCAGCATCCATTGATGGCCGTCGCTTGCCATCGCCCATCTGCCTTCAATCGCGAATATCCGGTCGCTCATGTGGTGTGCCCAATCCGCCACAGGGAACTATATCCCGTTTTCCCCAGCCGGGGAAAGGTATCCGGTTGACCTTTGGTTCCAAACCTCTAACCTCACGAATCACCGCACACCGGGTTTGCCGGAACGCGAAGCAGGGATTGCCTGATCATTATGACCACCCGAAGGGCCAACAATGACACCGGTCGATCTCCTTCGCGAGACGGGTCTCCTGCTATACGGCCCGAACTGGATGGGACCGATGGCGAAAAGCCTCAACGTCGGGGTCAAGCAAATCCAGCACTGGGACTCCGGGCGACGGGAATTTCACCTGAATGGCAACATCGCGGATCGTCTGGTCGATTTGATCGACCTTCGCTTCATCGATCTGCACAAGGTCCGCCTTCAGTTGTTCGATCCGGGCGATACCGTCGTCACATTGGCCTCCGGGAAAAGCTCGCCGCCGCGCTAGCCTGCCTGTTGCCGCAGGCACAGCGGGACGATCTGCGGAGCCGCAAGGTTACTGCCCACGAGGTGCTCGCGTTGTTTCAGTGGGACCACAACGTGTTCCACGCATGGGACGGCAGCGATCTCTGGCACAACCTCACTCCACTGCTGATCGCCGTCCACCGTGAGAAGTCGAAGAGCGACACCAGCAAGGTCGCCAAGACTAAGCGCATCTCAGCTAAGTGGGAGGAGTTCACGCGCAACATGACAAAGCCGAGGAGGCCAAAGACCGTAACGAAGAAGATCGTCAGCCGCTGCAAGCTGTGCAACTTCAAGGTTCGCTCAAGCAACAGCCTCTACATCAAAGTCAGGATGGAGCGGCACAATAGAGCGAAGCACCCGTGATGAATCGGGATCGGGGCGATTTGGTCCCGCAAGTTGTGTCGTGGTTTCGGCGTGGCTTCGATACCGCAACAATCAGTGATGTGCTGGAGATTAGAGAGTCCGCCATCGAGCGGGCATTACATGCCGGGTTGGACATTGCCCGCCGATCTAGAGAGATGGAAAGACAGGAGAGACACGATGAAGAAAACCAAGACGAAGACAAAGGTCCCGGCGAAGACAAAAACTGAAGTTGTCGAGTATCGTCCGAGGTCCGAGTCCCAGGAGATCATGTCACTGGTGCGCGACCCTTCGGTCGATCCCGGCAAGCTGAAGGCGTTGCTCGACATGAAGAACGAAGAGCGGATGCAAGTGGCGAAGAACGCCTACGCCGTAGCAATGTCCGACGCCCAGTCTGGCATGGAGCCGGTACGCAAGGACTGCGAGAACAAGCAGACCCACAGTCGTTACGCCAGCTACGCCGCGCTCGACCGTGCGATCAGGAAACACTACAGCGGCAACGGGTTCGCGCTGTCGTACAACACCGAGGAGATCACCGCGTCAGATGTAATGCGGGTCACCTGTGACGTGATGCACAAGGCTGGCTACAGTAAACACTTCCACCTCGACATCCCCATCGTCACCAAGGGGCCGCAAGGCAAGGACGTGATGACTTTAACTCACGCGACAATGTCCGCGAACACCTACGGCAAGCGCGGCTTGCTCAAGATGATCTTCAACATTGCCGAATACGGCGAAGACGACGACGGCAATTCCGCCGGGCGGATGCCGATCTCCGAGAAGTCGTTGGAGACGCTGAGGGCTAAGCTCAAGGAATCCGGTGCCGACGAAGTAGCCTTCCTTGAATGGATGGGCGTCGATTCACTGGAGCAGATCGCCGAGGCTCATCTCGGTAAGGCTATGGTCGGGCTGGAGCAGCGGGCCAAGCTGAAGAAAGCAGATGCCACAGCATAA